TGTCAATCCTCCGTACTCTAACGTAACGCCATTTATTAAGCGCGCCAAGGTGTTATGCAATGACGGTCATTTAGTCGTGATGTTGCTCAACAACGACAAATCTACGCAGTGGTATCAAAACCATATCCATGGTGTGGCAAATGAGGTAATTGATATTGTCGGCGGACGTATTGCATTTATCCACCCGGTGACAAATCAAGAAATCAAGGGTAATAGCAAGGGGCAGATGATTGTTGTTTTTGACCCCTCAATGCAAGACTTTGTGCAACGCTCCGTGAGTCTTGATTTTATCAAGAAAGTAGGTGGTTACGATGGGAAGTAATTACAAATGCCCTAAATGCGGAGCACCTCTTGAGGATTTATGGGATGGCGAACCGGTAAGCGCATTTATCGGCGAATGGTCAGAGGATAGATTCCGTTGTAACGGTCATGTAATCCACCCACTGCCATTCCCGATAGCAAATGAGAATTGCTCTATGAATCGCACCAAGTCCTGTGGTTACTTTGGGTTAGAAGATTTGGGCGTGGAGTATAGCGATGACTGACAAGCAAACGTTTTTCTTACGCAACGAACAAGTGCGGTCAAATTGCCAAGCGTTTATCCAAGGGTTGCCAACGGACGATAAAAAGCCGTTGGTTATCAAAATCCAACCAATGACACGCAACCTTGAGCAAAATGCAAAATTTCACGCCATGTGCCAAGACGTGGCTAACCAAGCCGAATTTATGGGCCGTAAACTCTCAATGGAGCAATGGAAAGTCTTATTTATCTCCGGTCATGCAATCGCCACAAATCAAAAAGCGGATGTTGTGCCGGGGCTTGAGGGTGAATTTGTGAATATCCGTGAGAGCTCGGCAAAAATGAGCGTATCACGAATGGCAAGCCTTATAGAGTATGTCACAGCTTACGGTGTGGCGAACGGGGTTAAATTTAACGATAGATGGGGATTTTACGGACGATGAAAAACATTGATTGGAACTGGATTGCGTATTTAGTTTTTACCGCATTTATTTTTTGGTTGTTTAACGGTGCCGGACAATGATTGAGGTAGGAACCATGATTTTATTTTTGATTGCATTTTCGGCTGTCCTGTTTTTTCTTTCGGTCAGCCCCTTGCTGCCACCCTTGTTTTGTGCGGAGCCTGTTGGCTTTCCGGCTGGTATTTTGCGCATAGTACGGTTGCAACAGAGTGCGAGAGATTGGGCAAGTTTTACGTTGGCAAAAACGTTTATCAATGCTCAAAAATTGAAACGTTCGAGGATAAATAATGTTAGAGGTAATTTTACTCCTGCTCGTTGCGATGATTTTTATTGCTGTGGTGGTTGTGGTTTTGGATTGGTTTATTGGTGATGGATGGTGGCTTGATGAGTAAACCTAAAACCCTCAAGCCTAAAAAATGCAAGTCATGCGGCATTGAGTTTATCCCCAAAAACTCTCTCCAAAAAGTTTGCTCACCTAAATGCGCACTTGATTTAACCCGTCAAAACGCACAGAAAGAGCGAGACAAGGCGGAAAAGAAAAAGCTAAACGAACGTAAGGCTAAATTAAAAAGTCGTTCAGAATGGCTAAAAGAGGCGCAATCAGTCTTTAATAAATTTATCCGGTTACGGGATAAAGACCAGCCTTGTATTAGTTGCGGTCAGTATCATCAAGGGCAATACCACGCAGGGCATTATCGTAGTGTCGGGGCCTGCCCGGAATTAAGATTTTGCGAGCTAAACGTACACAAGCAATGCGCACCCTGTAATGACCACAAGAGCGGAAATATCATTGAGTACCGAATCAATCTTGTGAATAAAATCGGCGCAGACAAGGTGGCTTGGTTAGAACGACAAGACCACGAGGCGAAAAAGTATACCATCGAAGATTGCAAAGAAATCATCAAATACTACAAAGCGAAAATTAAAGAGTTAGAAGGAGCCAATTAATGCAGTATAGCGTCGAAAAGATTTTAGTTCGCTGGGGGAATTGTTGGGGGAGAGACCGTATTGGCACGGAATATCCAAGCATAACGCCAAGCATTCCTGTTTTACCGTCAGCCCCGCGCAAAGCATGGCTAAAGCATTTGAGCGATGATGAATGTTTAAAAATTGAGGGCGCAATAATGGCATTGCATCGGGTGGATTTAGCGGCATATCAGGTTACGATGGCGCTGTATGTGCAGCAGTTGGGTGAAAAGGATATCACAAGCGCATTGGCAATTTCCCCGGCTAAAATGTATCGCCTGCGCAACCGTGGCATTGGTTTTTTACAAGGTGCATTTTCAATGTTGAAAATTAAGTATCATTACATCGGATGAAGAATAAAAAATTCACTTATGCTGGCGTTAATGTCAGTCAGAAAGTGCGGTTGATTTTGACCGCATTTTTATTGTGATAAAATATGAGATCTAAATCACAAAATTAAAATTAGAATATACTAAAAAGCTACTCAAATATTTTGGGTTTTGTAGAATAGCTACTCTTATTCACTCCAAAAGGATCTAAAAATGAGCGAACAAATTTTCAAAGAAAGGGTATTAGCACATGCCCAACATGTAATAAGAGCCGGTCAACATTGCACAACTGAGGAGACAACAAAACAGGCTTTAATCTTGCCGTTTCTCGATATTTTAGGATTCTCACCTTATGATCCAATCAAAGTGAAAGCCGAGTATGCCGCTGATTTTGTGGGTGCCAAGAATGGTGAACGCGTTGATTACGCGCTATTTTGTCATAATGTTCCTGTGATGTTCATTGAAGCTAAATCTTATAATGAAGATTTAACAAATCACTCTCCGCAGTTAGCCAGATATTTTAATGCAACACCGGAAGTAACTGTGGCTGCAATTACAAACGGGCGTGAATGGCGTTTCTTTACCGATTTAAAAGATAAAAATATTATGGATACGTCACCATTCTTGCGGGTTAATTTTGAGATTTTAGACGAATCAAAAATACCTCAATTATCTCAGTTTTGTCATGATAACTTCCAACCGGAAGCCTTGCGCACCTTGGCTGAGGAAAGCATTTATTTATCCGCATTCACCAAAACTATCTCATCCTCATTAAAAGAAATTGATAGCGAATTTGTGCGTTATGTCGCCGGGCGTTCAAATATTGGAAGACAGTTAAATCAACGTTTTATTGAGGCTATTACGCCAATTGTTAAACAGGCGGTTGAAAAGTCGGTTAGTGATATGGTGGTTTCAGGATTATCGAAGAAAGTCGTTGAACCTGAACCAATTAATGAATCTGAGTCAATTGTTGTGGATGAAACTGCGCCAATAGTTGATCCTGAAAACAGTAAAATTATTACTACATATACTGAAAGACAAGTGCTTGAATATGTTTCGATGATCCTTGGTGAAGAGGCGGATTTAGTCGCTAAAGATACTGAAAGTTATTTTAGTATTTTATATCAAGGTAAATCTAATAGATGGATTTTGCGTTATTTTGATAATAAACAACGTCCTTCAATTATTATCCCGATTGAATTGACACAGGAAAATCAGAAAGAAATTGCGAGATCTGGCTTAGAAATGTCCGGCAACCAGATTATTATTGATTGCCCAGAGAATATTTTAAGATTAAGTGGAATTATTCGAGATTGTTTCGAATATTGTATTAATGACGAAAATTTTAGAAAAAAATCGCAATAACGCACTCAAAAGCCTGTTTACAACACAGGCTTTTTTTATTAGTATGTTTTCCAAGGTCTCAAAAGCCTTTTACACAACGGAATTACTTCACCCCGTCAGCGTGATTTTTTTGTATCTAAAATTTGAGAGTTTTACCGCCATTATAAAATTCTCAATGATGAATCAATGACCGACGGTGCGAGGAATACAATACCGAAAGGGAATAACTCCGCCAGATTGTGTACTGGTTTTGAGCCGTTGGTCGCCCAATTATGGGTAAATTATCAATCCTCTCAAAAAGGAAATACACAATGAAAAATCAAGTTCAATTTTCAGCATTTACCTTCAAATCTAATTCTGTTCGAGTCATCACTGATAAAAATCAGGAGCCTTGGTTTTGTGCGAATGATGTTTGCGATATTCTCGGCTACTCAAACTCGCGTGATGCTATTTCAAAACACTGTAAAGCAGGGGGTGTAGCGAAACGCGACACCCCTACCAAAAGTGCGGTGCAAGAAATGACATTCATCAATGAACCAAATCTTTACCGCCTAATCATCAAATCCCGTAAACCGGAAGCAGAGCCATTTGAAGCGTGGGTATTTGAAGAAGTCCTGCCGCAGATTCGTAAAACAGGAAAATATCAACTTCACCCGCAACAGTTAGCTTTGCCTGAACCCGAAAAGAAATTCACCTTTGAATTTACCGAGTACGAACTCCAACAGCTTATTTGGTTATGGTTTGCTTTCAAACGTGGTGTCGGCACTTTCCAACATATCGAAAAAGCCTTTAAGGCGCTAGGCTCAAATATGAGCGGGCAAATCTACGGACAGGCTTACGAATATTTAAGCGTACTACGCTCAACAAACCGAATCTTAAACCGCATTACCAAAGAGTTTGAGATTGACCCAATGACAAACTGGCGAGCATTAGAACACTTGCGCCAGTTTGACCCGAAAGCCGTCAAAATCGACTTCTAAAAACACCACAAAATCCGACCGCACTGTTAAAAATTGTGCGGGGATTTTTACATAAAATTTATAAAAACACTTGATTACTTGCAAGTGAAAGTGTACTATTCTCTGTAAGTTGCGGTTTTAGCGCATAGCGAACGCACAAAAGGATTTTACAAGCCCTGATCGGAAACGGTCGGGGCTTTTTTGTTATCAAACTATAAGGGCGTAGTCTAATGGTAAGACAGCGGTCTCCAAAACCGCTAATTGAGGTTCGATTCCTTGCGCCTTTGCCATATCACAAGCTCACGTTAACGCGTGGGCTTTTTTATTGCCTGAAACACGACGGAGAAAACAATGCCGATGAAAGAGCCTGATGTGTGGGCAATGATTATTGCCTGGCTACAATTAAATTTTGGTAACGGGACAATCCATAGTGCCGGTGCCGCAATTTTTATGTCGCTTTTAAGAATGGGATTTATGCGTAAGAAACCTGCATTTCGTTATGTATTTATTGACTCAATGATTTGCGCCTCTATCGCTGGGGTTACCGTGCCGATATGTACACACCTTGTTGGTCATGCGGAATTTTCCGGCTTTCTCGGTACGATGATTGGCTTTATCGGCACCGAGAAGATCCGCGAATTTTTATTTAAATTTATCAACCACCGTGTAAATGACGGTGATATTAGTTATAGACGCAGTAACGGAAGTAAATACGATGATGATAATTTCAGAGAGTAAATTTAATCAGGTTTTCCCGCGTGCAAAAAAAGGCGTTTATGCGGCGATTGAAAAGCAAATCGAAAAAGCCGGCTGTGTAACCAAAATCCAACAAGCGATGTTTTTAGCGCAATGCGGACATGAGAGTGTGGGATTTTCCGTTTTTACCGAAAATCTAAACTACTCCGACTATGCGCTAACTCAATACTTCCGCAAGTATTTTGACCAACTAACTGCCAAAAAATACGCTCGCAAGCCGGAGCAAATTGCCAATCTCGTGTATGCCAACAGAATGGGTAATGGCGATGAGGAAAGTGGCGACGGCTGGCGTTATCGTGGTCGTGGAATTATCCAAATCACCGGCAAGAAAAACTATATCGCTTTTCGCAACTGGTTGGGGCGTGATTTTGCATTACATGAGATGGCGGAAGATTTGGATTTGGCTGTGTCAGCTGCGGTGTGGTACTGGCAGACAAATGAATTGGCAAGTCTAGCAAGCGTTGAAAAGGTTACTGTCCGAATCAATGGCGGTACAAACGGGCTTGCTGACCGAGTGGCGTTATATCGCAAATTAATGGCGTAATTATGATTGGATTAAATCAAATATTAGCGGCTGCAATTTTGGGCTTGTGTGGTTGGATTTGGTATCAAAGCGACACTATCTCTGACATCCGTGCCGAAAACCAAGCTCAAGCCCAAACCATCAAAGCACAACAGGAAGTCAACAAAGTCTTAAATGTTGTACTACAACAAGAGCGCGCTGCGGTAATTGCGCAACAACAACGCAACGAAGAAATCGAACGGATGGCAACAGAAAATGCGGAATCAATTAAAACGATTATTAAAACACAACCTTGTGCTAACACACGTCTGCCTCAGTCTGCTCTTGAGCGCCTGCGGAAGTAACACAACCAAGACAAGCTATATCTACCCGCCTCAAGCCTACACGGTGCCGTGTGCTAAGACAGCATTTACCGGTGAGACTTACGGCGATGTAGTGTTGCAATTAGTCAGGGTAACCGCAGAGCGAGACAAGTGCGCAAGCCAAGTAGATAATCTCAATAAGTGGATTAACCAAACCAAGACCGCCAATTAGTGCGGTCTTTTTTTTATCAACAAAAACAACAGGAGCAAACAAATGCTAACAATCAAAATTATACAAGACGGCGTGACGACAATATCGGAAAGTGAAAACTTTGCGTTTTATGACAATACATCCGGCGAATACCGCGAAGTAATGGCGCTGGCGGAGGGTTTGAAGGAAAAGCCTACCGTGCTTAATAGTATCTACTACACTCAACCAATCTATGGAGACAAAGAGTGTAAAGAGATCATTCGCGAAGAATCAATCTACTGTTCGGCTCGCAATAATCCGACAGATAAAATCATTGGTGTGATGATGGATTTTATCCCGGATGAGCAGTACGGCGATCTTGGTATTGAG